TGGTTAACCTAAACACTGATATCGGTCAATTAGCATTAGTTGTTGGCGATACACCAATGCGTTTAACAAACGAAGCAACTACATTGGCTAACTGGGGCAATAACACAGCATTGGCTACAACAGACGGTGATGCTGGTTTAGTAACACACGATGACTACACTGCTGTTTGGTATCCAAGTGGTCTTACAAATGACAATCTTGGCAACAATATTGTTGTTCCACCGAGCCACATGATGTTGAACACAATTATCAACAACGACAATGTTGCTTATCCTTGGTTCGCTCCAGCAGGTACAAACCGTGGTACAATTACAAACGCAAGTAGCGTTGGTTATGTTGATCCAATTACCGGTGAATATACTCCAGTAAGTTTATATCAAAGTTTACGCGATGTATTGGCCGGTGTTCAAGTTAACCCGATTGCAACATTGCCAGGTGCTGGTTTAACTGCTATGGGACAATATACACTTGATCCAGCAAGCACTGCGTTAAACAGAATCAATGTAGCTCGTTTAGTTGCTTACATCCGTAGACAATTAAGCGTTATATCTAAACCATACTTGTTCGAACCTAACGATGCTCAAACACGCAACGAAATCAAAACATCGATTGAAAACTTGTTGTTAGAACTTGTTGGACAACGCGGATTGTATGACTTTGTTGTAGTATGCGATACAACAAACAATACGCCTACAAGAATTGATCAAAATGAACTATGGGTTGACATTGCTATTGAGCCAGTCAAAGCCGTTGAATTCATTTACATTCCTTTGAGATTGTTGAACACTGGTGCGATTGCATCTGGTAACTATGGTTCGCAAGCATCGGGATCAAGCAACACCTCAACAGGACAATAAGGAGCATTAAATGGCAATTTCAGCATTATCAAATTTTACAGTTCCGTTATCGACAGATCAAAGCGCAAGCAACCAAGGTTTGTTGATGCCGAAACTTGGGTACCGCTTTCGCGTTACATTAACAGGTTTTGGGGCAGGATCTGGCCAAGCTGTAGAAATAACTAAACAGGTTATGACCGTGGATCGCCCTAAACCGGAATTCGATGAAATCACATTGGATGCGTATAACAGCAAGGTAAAACTTGCTGGCAAGCCAAAATTCAGTGATATCAAATTGAAAATCCGTGACGATGTTAACAACAGCGTATCGAATCTTGTCGGAACTCAACTACAGAAACAATTCGACTTTTACAACCAGTCTAGTGCATTTAGTGGACAAGATTATAAATTCTTTACAACTATCGAAATTTTAGATGGCGGTAATGGTGCTAATACTCCAACAACACTAGAAGCATTCCAACTACAAGGTTGCTGGATTAAGAGCGCTCAGTATGATGGTGGCGATTATGCTAAGAGCGAACAGTTGGCTATTGAATTAACAATTTGTTTCGATAACGCATTCCAAACAGATGCTAACGGTAATTTGTTAGGATTTGGAGCGCAACTTCCACCATCTGCAAAACAGACTGGATCAACTTAAAATATCAAAACTTATCAAAAACAGCCCAGTTTAACCTGGGCTTTTTTGTAGGATAAATATCATTATGACATCACTAAACGACGCAAACACTTTGTACACATATCAACATGCGACGAAGTTGTATCTTAAAAAGAGCGGCAATACTTATCTCCGTATTCCGAAAGTCGGACACATGTATTTTGTCCACTTCAACATACATTCAACTGCCAAGGCCATTACGAACATTACAGATGACGTAGCATTGTTAATTAATGAAGTGCAATTACCTAAATTTAAAATAAGCACAGAGACTGTAAATCAATACAATAGAAAAACCAACGTACAGACTAAGTTATCTTACGAACCTATATCATTTACATTTCACGATGATGTAAATAGCGAAACAAGTGGATTCTGGACCAACTACTATCAATACTTTTATCAAGATTCGAATTATTCATCGTCGGGATTACGGGTTGGATTTAGTGATACAAAATACGGAATTAACGACAATCAATATGGGTTCAATCCGCACGGTACTCGTAGTACACCATACTTCTTAGAGAGCATTGACATATATTTGTTAAACAGTCAGCGATATCAAAAGATTACAATAATAAATCCTCTAATAACCGCATGGGATCACGATACAGTGAGTCAGAAAGAGGGTAATAAGATACTGACAAATAAGATGACGGTAGTATATGAAGATGTAGTTTATTCAAATGGGAGTATTGGCAAACCGGAACCAGGTGACGAGCAAGTTACGCTATTTGAAAATCCAGACGTTTACGATAAAACCCCGTCTCCTTTAGAATCTAATTACCCTGCGTATGCGTCGACTTTAACTAACACTCCAAGGTTTTTCACCGGAAATAATGGTATAAACACGTCTACCAACATTGTATACGGCAAGATTAATAATACGAAAACATATCTCCCAGGAGATATGCCGACGGTATCTACACAACTTAAAAATAGTTTATCAATTGGCCAAATTATCAATGATATAAATACCATCAAGGCATTTAAACAAAATCCGAGACAAATGTTGAATGTGTATGGACTTAACATAAAGAATTTGTTAATCAACAGCGCACTCGGTGCAATTAACTCTAGTGCTGCTAATGTAGTAGGTAGTAGTGGAATACCGCAACAAGGTACGTTGGCATCGAATACATACACAGTGTCTACCTTTAATATCAATCAACTATAATTTATGGCCACAAATACTTTTAGCAATTTACCTACAACTCCGCCGCCAAGTAATAACAGCGTAGACAGTGTAGTTAATACCTTCAATAGTTTGTATACCTTGCCTATACAACTAAACGCAGGTGCGTACAATGCTATGGTAGGGTTTTTTCAAAACAAAGGATTTGATGTAGTAGCATCGCAGTCAATAACACTGGTTATAATGACACAATGCCAACAAGACAACATTAATCCTATGACTATCATAGATTCATTAAGAGGCCAGGATGCAGCCGCATTGAGTGTGTTAGCAACACAGATTTTAAATTACAATAGATTTAAATCTAGCTATCTAGGAATTGCAGACACTGTGGCTCCGTTCTTCCAAGTACAACGAAACATAATAGCATGAGCCTTAAGTTTGCCCAGGGAATTTATACACCAAAAAACCCTGAAAAATATGTAGGGAATAAATTTCCTTATTGTAGAAGTTCATGGGAAACAACTTTTTGTATGTTCTGTGACAATAATCCTGCTATAGATCAATGGGCAAGTGAACCTGTAAAGATTCCATACCGTGATCCACTTACTGGAAAACAGACAGTATATGTTCCAGATTTTTTAATCAAGTATGTTGATAAGAATCAGAAACTACATGTGGAAATGATTGAAATTAAGCCGCAAAATCAAATGATTTTAGAAAAGGTCGGCAAAAATCCATACAACCAAGCACAGTATGTTAAGAACATGGCCAAGTGGGAAGCCGCAGCCGCTTGGTGTCGTAATCAAGGAATTAAGTTCAGGGTCATAAACGAGAAAGATATTTTCTCCAGTGGTTCGAAAAAATAATAAGTAAGTTTATGACAAAGAAACTTGAAGAACTTTTCGACCTCCCACAAAACGAACCGTTAGAGCAACCGGCTCCCGAACCCGTTGCCGCTGAAGTTATTAACCTAGAAGATAGGTTAGAAGAGTTTGATAAAATTGCCGCCGCCTTACCCCGTGTTAAGGGGCTCGGTGATATAGCAGATAGTGAACTAGATGCACTTGCTTCTAAAGCAGAACAAGCATACGATGACTTAATGGATCTAGGTATGAATGTAGAAGCCCGTTATAGTACACGAATGTTTGAAGTAGCAGCGCAAATGATGACGGCTGCTATTACTGCTAAAACAAACAAAATCGACAAGAAATTAAAAATGGTCGATTTACAACTTAAAAAGTTAGCAATTGATAAGAAGCACGGTAACGACGATGGCAGCAGTAATACAGTAGAAGGGCAAGGATTCATCCTTACAGATCGTAATTCTATCCTAGAAAAACTTAAGAATCTGAATAAATAAACTTACTATGAAAAACTTTAAAGACTATCTATCTGAAAGTGTCATTGCTAAGAAACACGCATTCCGTGTTAAAGTAGCAGGCGACTTCACTTCTGAACAAGAAGCCAAACTAAAGACAATGATGGAACGTTTCAAGGTAGATGCGTTTACTAAAGTAAAAACTACCCCAGTTCAATCCCACCCTTTAGATTTCCCTCAAGTTCGTAATTGCGAAGTTCACATTTTTGAAGTTACTGTAGATTACCCTACAACACAATTTGAATTAACAGAATACATTAGTTCAGGATTGGGAGTTAGTAAAAGCAATCTAGCAGTAGTTCGTCCAGATGAACCAAGCGAACAATATCAAACACCTATGGCAGAACGCGAAGGTGCTTTGTTAGATGATCCAGAATATAAAGAAGCAGGTAGTCCAAAGTTTGAAGACTACTATGGTGACAAGTACAACAGCGGATTTGTCAAAGAATTAAACGATTTATTAAAACTACAGCGTAAGGCCCGTGGAGAAGAAATCCCTACAGAAGGTGCGGCAAAATACAACGTCGATACCCCTTACAACAACACGGCCC